AAACCCAGTCTCTCGATCAATCGTGCGAAAGTTGCTCACCGTCAGGCGTCCGTCACCATGCGAGAATCAATGCTGCCGTTCTATCGCATGTCATTGCCCCCCGTTAAGTCCGACGGGCTGCTAGAGCCCCTGAGTGCGTCCATGAAAGGACCGTGCTTCTTGGTCGACCTCATCGGCGCTCATGCCGATTCGCGGCCCCAGGTTTTCGAGAAGGCGGAGTTGTTCGTACGTAAGCCCCGCCTCTTGGCGCAGGAACGTCAGGTTTTTCGAGGTCTCGGCGAAACTGCGGATAGCCTTCGTCACCCCGGCGATCGAGCCGAGCGTGGCGATGGACGTGACGCCGAGCGCCTCGATCGCGGGGGCAAGAAGTTTTCTGGTGGACTGCGCTGTTTCCGCGACCTGCTTATTGAGGTCGCGGTAGGATTGCCAGTGCCGGTCAGTGTCGGCCTTGCCGCGACGGTTGGTATCTTGCTGCAGGCCTGAAAAAGCTTTTGAGCTGTTTCGTGAGATCGCGAAGCGGCGCGCTGAACTGATCGACGACCTGCGCGGCGAGAGTGAGGGTTTCTTGCTGCGTGGTCATTTCCGCCCCTCAATTTCAGGCGAGGAGCGGTAAATTTAGGGAAACCCGTCGCCGCCGTCGTCTATCGCCCCGAACAAATACGAAGCGAATCGATCTCCCCTCTGGCCCGCGCGGCTGCGAGAATTACGGCGCGCGCGGTTGGGTTCTCCGGCAATGGCGCGAATGGTATGATCGTTCGAGCCGACGGCCTGTAGACATCCTCGATCTTCCCTGCTGGTCGCGGGGCAGGCTCGCCCCGGGCTTTCGCCGCGGCACGATTGGAGGCCGCCACCGTGGCGTTGACACGATCCCAATATTCGGCGTCGTGGCCGCCTCGACGCTTCTCCCCCGCGGCGATGATCGCAGCCGCCGTGGCAGCGTCGCGCGCGGCGTCGCTCGGCTCGCGTGGCTGGAAAAAGGCCGAGGCTTTCGACGTCTCGTCGTCCTCGTCGTTGTCAGCTTTTTTCGCCCTGGCGCGGCGTTGCGCAGCTTCACGCTCTTCCTCGCGGCCCTCTTCGCGGCCTTCTTCCCGCGCCTCCTTGATTCACGCCTTGGAGCTCGACCTGGTCACGAAAGAACACTCGCCGAAAATGGCCCGCGTCGTCAGGCCCGCGTTCTCGACGGCGGCCGAATATTGGCGGCGCGCTTCCTCCAGCCGCTGTTCAGCCAAGAGGACGCCACCAAAAAGGCGGTTGAGATAAAATTTGCCTGTCATGATTGGAGGCTACGCGCGTTTTTTTCGTGCGGGAAGCCGCACGATTCGCACGCTTCAAGATTTCACTCGGGCGCACGGCGCACATTCACGCGGCCATGAACCTTTAGGACGTCTTCCATTTTGACGAAACTTGTGCCGCCCTCAATAATCTCGGCGATCCCGTTTTCTTTGTTTAACCACTTCCTTAGCCATTGGTCCGTTCGCCCAACCCCGAGCCATGCATCCTTGCGCCGGACCCAAATGCCCGGAGGCCGAGGCAGCAAATCCTCTTCGGCGCCGCTCCGACGCCCGGCGTTGCTTTTTTCGAATACGTCCATCCGCGCGCCCTGCGCGCGCACAAGCTCGCATAATTCAGCAAAGGCCAGCGCAATAATCGGGTCGAGCACCAGATCGGGTGAGACGAGTTTCGGGAGAGCATTCATCAGAGTTGGTCCTTCTCAGGGAATGCCGACGCCATCACGGCGCTGGCTGTATTCGAGCGTTCCACAAGGTCTTTATGCGAACTCCATCATCGCGACGAAAGCCTCTTCGGGCGAGGCCACGGTATCGGCCAAACCCGCATCGACGCCGGCGGCGCCCAAAAACGTTCCGGCCTGCATGTCGCGAATCTCGCCTGTGCGCATGCCGCGATTGTGCGCAACGAGGTCCTCGATTTACTCCCCCAAAGTGTCGATGTCCGCTTGCAATCTATCGCGAGCCTCTTCCGAGAGCTCAGTCGTGGGATACGTATCGGTTTTCCGCTCGCCATGGGAAAGGGTGGTCAGTGTGATGCCTGCCATTTCGAGCGCGCGCGTGATATCGACCCGAAGAGCGATCACGCCGACCGATCCGACGCCGCCGGTGCGCGGAACATAGACTTTCGAGGCCGCGCTGGCGAGCGCATAGGCCGCCGAGTAAGCGCACTCGTCCAATATCGCCCAAACTGGCTTAATCTCGCGCAGCGCATAGATTTTGTCGGCGAGATCGAAGCAGCCCGCGACTTCACCGCCCGGCGAATCGATATGCAGGGCTATCCCGCGCGCCTCGCCGTCGGCCGCCGCCGCGTCGACGCATTGCGCAATCCACGCATAATCGACTTCGCCCCAGCCCCAGCCGCACCCATGCACGAGGATCCCGCGAATTTCGATGATCGCGACCCCGTTCACCAGGCCGTAAGGTCGATATTCGCCCTGTTTCGGTAACACAATACCGGCGGACCGGGTTTCGCGCTCACCGGTTCGCAACGATTCGAGCATCGCCGCCGCGCGCCTGCCTTCCAGAAAAAGCGGGGTGTTCAGAAATCTCTGCATGAGCCAGGGCGAGGCCACGTGCTTTAGCAGCATTGCCTCGTCCAGCACACCGTCCCGGTGAAAAGCCTGCGTGCCCATGTTTTCCCTCGTGCGATTCGTATTGCGGCGTCGAGGCGAGTCTAGCACATTGAGCGCCTATGCGCACGCAACGGCCGGCAGCGTCTCAAAGCCTGTCATGACCGAGATAGGCTCCGAGCCTCATCATTGCCCGGTAGATTTCGACGCCTGTCTCTGTGTCGACAATCACCACCTTGCCATCTACCTCAAAATACATCCGATTCGCGCCCGCATAAAAAGACGAGCGGCCAAATTCCAAGTCCATCTTGACCTTATCGTCACCCTCAAATTTGTCGTCTTCAATGGTCTTACTGAAGTGCGTCGTCGTGGCCATCGAATTCTCCTATCTCGCGAGCAGGCTCGCAATGGATTGCCGTTTTGGCTTCTCGCCGGGCGCCAGCGACGGGTCGGGCGATTCCCACTCAGCCTCAAGCTTTTTCCAGCCGTGGTCTGAAATCCAATTTACGCCGTGCTTAATCGCGGCGGCGGAGGCGTAGATTGTAGCATCCAAAATTTCGTTTGCCTGCCGGTCCGGCTTCTCCCAACGCCAAATGATTTGACCCATGCGCTTTACCGCGATGCGCGTCTCGCTGACGAGTTCCTGGAAGAAGCGATCCTCAAGGCCGGTCGGAAATGACACATAGCCGGGTGCGGCCGGATCGTCTTTCGCCAGATCGCGATAGAGCGCCAGCTTAAAAACCGAAACCCCGATATTGAAAAACTTGTTGCTTCGCTGGAGCAAAGTTCCGCGTTTTTCGTTTCTCTCGCGTCTCACTTTTGCGATTCGCGGCGCCCCGTCGCCTTGCGCGCCCCGGACCGCGATCAGCTTCGACGGCGCGTAGCGGCGCGCATAGGCGAGCACGTCATCGGTCGAATAATTGGCGTCGATCGCCGCGAGAGAAATGCCCATCGGCCGGCCTCGGCAATTCGGCCATTTCCGTTCCAGCAACAGATCCAAATTCCGCTGACAGTCCGGCTCCGCGATATGCTTGCCGATGGTGCCATAATCGACGACATAGCGGCGACATTCGCGGCTGTGCCCGAGGAGCACCCATTCAATCCGGTCGAGCTGGCAATCGATCCCGAGCGTCAAGACAAGCGCGCCTTTCGGAACCGTGCTGCGCGAGTAGTGCGACTTCGCGGCACGGTCGCGGAGCTCTTCCCATGGGCGTCCGTCGCCGCGTGTTTCATACGGCTTGCCGAGCACGCCGTTGAAAAAAGTCTTTTCGCCCGCCGGGTCACCGCGGGCTTTGAGCCACTCCCGCGCGATCTGTTCCCATGACTGCAAAAATGAATATGCCGACCAGATCCAGAATGACCAATGCGTCGCTTTCGCGGCCGGGTTGTGCGCCCGCCACTCAAAGCCGGTGAGCATTTGCGGCCGGTGCCGCTCTTCAATCACGCACCCGCACTCGACGCATGTGAAGTGCGCATCCTCGGGGTGAGCCGCGTCGAGCCCCGCGGACATATTATCCCATTCTAGGATCTGCATGAACCCGCAATGCGGGCAAGGCAAGTAAGGATACTCCTGGCTTCCGTCCAAAAAGCTCTTCGTAATTCTGCATCCGGGCGTGATGAGGGGGGTCGAAATTTTAAAGATTTTTGCGTCGGCAATGGCGCGCGACCGGCTTTCCCCGGATCGCCGGCGCTATTTAATTCCCACTTTCCCAAGCCATCTTGCACCTGATTCGTAATTGTAACCTGACTCAAACTTGCCGGTGAATTCGCGCCGGTGATCAAGAGGCAAGCCAAGCCATCCTTGCGTTCTTTGAAAAAGACGGCGTCAGCACTATCACGGGAGCGTTGAGGGAACGCGTCGCGCACGATTGCCGTCGAGCGCATGAGCGGGGATAACTTCATGCGCGACCATCGCCGCGCCCCATCCTCTGTCGGGTGAGCCACAAGGAACGCGCCACGGCCCAGCGTTATTGAACCAAGCGCAAAAATACCCGCCAATGTGGTTTTGCCGCACTGCGCGGACGACATGAGGGTCACGTAGCGGCAAGGGCCATAGGGCGAAAGCGCCCGCAAGATTTCATCGAAAAATGGGAACAACCGGCGCGAGTAAGGACCGGCGAAAGGTCCATCAAGCATGTTCCTCGGCAAAGGCGAGATAATCAATGGCAGGCGGGGGCGCGAGCGCAGCGGCCAGGACCTCAAGGCCGAGGCGCGCAGGATTGGTGAGAAGCGTCACTTTGGCGCCCCTTCGCCCATGTCTTCGATTGTCGCCGGAAGATCGAACGCTTCCGCGCCGATCGCCTTGGCGTTGCGCACCCGTATCTCGCGCCAGGCTGTGCGAAGCATGCGTAAGGCGCCCCGAGGCGAGCCAGGCGGATTGGCCATGATGGCGTTTGCAAACTCGGTCAATCCGGCTTCGACCGTCGTAAGCAGTCGCCCCACGGCCCGGCCCGTCGCAAGCCGCGCGTCATCAGCCAGGATATACCGTCCCGAGCGGGCCGCCGCCGCCTCGCGTTCCTTCGCGTTCGATAACGCGAGTTTCTCAAGGCGCTCGTTCTTAATGCGGTCTTCAACTGGCGCCTCGGCCTCACACCGCGCCCCGCTGGCAGCCGGGCCTATCGTGCCCCCCACGGTGATGGCCGGTCGTGCTTGCCGGGGGCCAGTGAACGCCGCGGGGCCATCGAGCCGCGCCTTTCCATTCATGCCGAGATGCTGGCGGGGATCGAGATTCTTCCGTAGCTGCTCGCGGGCGATCGCAACATTAATCCGCGCCCGGCAACCCGTGCCGACAAGCGCGTCGCCGGAAATCTTTTTCTCGGCGAGCCACTCAGAAACGCGAGCCGCGCTGACGCCAACGATTGCCGCAAAAGCGCTCTTGGTGACCACATCCCCATTCGTCATAGCCTTAAAATAATGTGCCAAAGTTAAGGCTACAAGATTGGACTGCAACTGGTGCTTATACACACTGGCGCGCCTCCCGAACTGGAAGGATCCCCTCCGGAAGGACCCAAGCTCAAGCTTGATACCTCCATTGAATGGCCTTTATAATAGGGCATGGCATTACAACTTGGTGCGATACGCGACGCGCTGATCGATGCGGGAGCAACCCCTGCAAAGGCCGACAAAGCCGCGGAAGAGCTCGCCTCGTATGAGAACCGTCTCGCGAGTATCGACTCACGCCTCCTCGTGCTTACGTGGATGGCTGGGACCAACGTGGCGCTGACACTGGCTATCCTTGCAAGGCTGTTTATGCATTAGCCTCATCGCCGCTGGCGGGAGCCGCGGTTTGCCCGCAGCTCTAAAAGCAATGCGCAGCCCAATGCCTCGGCGTCCGGTCTCGTGATCGTGGCGTGCTGATCGCACAATTTAAGCAACGCATCGGCCGTTTCAGCGTCACAGGTCGCAATGATGGATACCATCTGGCGGCAGCCGCGCGCGAAGCTCTTTGGACCGATGTGCATCGGCATTCGAACAACCCCGCAGGATCAACGCGGTGCTTATCGCACAATCGGCCTGGCGAGCGCAAGGACGGCAGCCGCCGCCGCGCCGGTACATCCTTAGCGACGGCATGCGGCGGCGGACAAGGCGATGGCCTTTTCGCCAGCTTGCTTGCGGGTTAGAACTTTAGGAGGGGCGCCCCTCCAGGTGTTTGTCAGTTTCTAATCGCGCGGGAGCGATATGCGACATACGCCGCGATGGCGACGACCATGAGCAGGCCGAGCCAACCCTGGCCCATCACTGGGGCGGGGGCGCCTGCGCCTCCCGATGGAG